CATACCATATTGTGCAAGTTTTCTGTAGTTTTCTACTAGGTTTCCTTCTTCTTGAACTGATTCGTTTGCATATTGTAATGCAGATTGAACTTCTTTTGACTTGAGAATTTTATCTCCGTAAAACTTTTTGATTTCTGAACGTGCAATAGAATCTGCACCACCAAGATCGAGTGCAACTTCTACTGCTTTTCTGATCTCGGGATCTTTAACTTTATTTCTTCTGAAATATGTTGCGACTTCTCGACCAGTTAACTTCTGTTTACCATATGGTCCAAGGGGATTTACTTTACCATTCTTGTCGAGAACTTTCTTTGCTTCTGCGAATAAGTTCATGTTAGTCCTTGTTTACTCTGTCTTTTTCTCTCTCTTGCTTTTGATCCATTCTTTCTTTTTCTTTAGCATGTTTCAATGCAAGTCTTGCCTTTTCTTCAGCATCTTCAGAAGTAACTTCTTTTTCTTTAAGTTTCTCTTTCTTCTTCATGTCATCTTCGTACTCTTCAACTTCTTGACATGAATACTTCTTACCAGCAACTACAAACTCTTTATCGCCATTTTTTCTAGCAACCATGAGTGCTTTGGTAAATTCATTACCCTCATCTTTCATTGCTTTGCCAATTGCTTGTCTTCTTTTCTTTAGATATTCGTCTGAAGAATCTACATCGCCATCATTGTCGATGTCTGCATCTGCTTTTCCTACAGGGTCAAGTTTCTTGCCCTCAAGCATTGCACGTGAGTCTTCGATCAGTTTCTTTGTGAGTTCGTCGATCATTGTTGTAGTTCCCCTTTCTCGAAGTAGTCAAACATCTTTTGTTTACCTTCTTCGTTCAATTGTAATTGTTTTGCCAGTCTACCTAGCATATTTCTTTCTGCGAGTTTTTCGATTGTCTTTTCTGGTGTTTCAGTTGACTCGGGTATAGGTTTTACACCTTGGTCTTTGAACATCTTCATTAACTGATTGTTTGTTGCTAGTTTGATTTTGTTATCTCTACCAAGTGCTTTTACAGTATTCATAAATCCCTTAGGATTTTGTTTCTGCATTGCTTGAACAACTTTAACACCTGTCATGTTTAACATCTTAGCAACACCGTAACCCGCATCTTTATCGCCCTTTAGATTGAATAACTTATCAATCATTTCGCCAGCAGATGCTTCTAAAATTACGTCTTCGTCTAGGTTAACCTCTATATCATCAGATACAGTTTTTTCATCGAATTCAGAATTGAGTAGATTTTCAATTTCTTCATGTAGTGTGTCTTCTTCAGATACAACTTTCGGTTCTACTACAGGTTTTTCCCGCATAGATTCTCGGACTGCCTGAAGACTTTCTTTCCAACTCTCTTGTTTACTCATAATAGTTATTTATATTTCCTCAATACGCAGGACCAAATTATTAGACCCTTTTATGAGTCTATGATACTCCATTTTCATAATAAAATAAGTTTTACCCATTTCCATTACTTCTGGCAACTGGTCCTCTTTCTGTAGTTGCCACCCTGTACCAGATAATACTGAAATTCTACGTGATCTTTTATCTCTGTGCCAGATCAGTTCATCGGCATTGACTTCTTCGTCAAATGTTCGTACAATGTACCTTTTATCTGTGCCGTGTTGAATTTCTTCTCTATCTGTGTAAGGATTACTCATATCCTCTTCGCCTTTTACCAGATACTAAAACAATCTTACAGATATGTTCTAGTCTCTCAATATGCTCGAATGATTGCCAAGGTGTTTCACCAATTGCTACTACACCATGTCCATCAATACCAACTATATCATATTTAGTACTACCATCATTGTTATCTAATCCCATTGCCTCATGTGTAGCATCTGCTAATTCTTGACTAATTGGTGGTACTTCTGGTACCATTGGTCCAACTCTTGTATATCTACCAAGTTCGGGAAACTTTTCAGTTAAGTTTGATAATTTGATACCTCTGTGCATGGCGGCGATAGTATATGTTGGGTGTAAATGCATTACAACTCTAGTACGAGTGTTCATTTTTCTTAACAGACCATAGTGTAATGGTAATTCACCTGTTGGTTTCAAACCAACTTGCTCGTCTGTATATTCCATTGGTAGTCCAGATACGACATCTATTTTTTTGAAATGTGTATACTGTAAGTTTTGCTTTCTAACACCTGATGGTGTCACATAGAAATGTCCATCTTTTTTGTGTCTGATTGATGCGTTACCATCTCTTGTGGAAATTAAACCTAATTGATATGAGTGCGACATTACATCACAAATAGTTTCTAACATTGTTATCCTTATTTAATTAGTTTTGAACACCAATTCTCTGCTACGTTTTCTGCGTAACTTTCTGAATGTGTATGTACTTCTACAGTCCTTTCGAAAACATCATTTTCATATAGGTCGACTTCATAACCTGCTTCAGATTTTAATACGACACCTGATCTATTGTTGTCATAAAATTCTGATAGAGAAACTCTTTCACTTGCCATAATATACTCCTGTTACTATTATATAGTACTACCAGAAGAATGAACCACCACCAGATAACCCTAACTGTTTTGCATAGTAAGGGAGACGACATGCCCAATATCCTGGTTTTGTTTTATCATTCTTAGTAGAGCATTGATGTCTTGCTACGAATGACTTTCTTGCTTCTGGATTATTTAACTTAACTTTTAGACCTGTTGTATCACCCCAAGAAACTTTTTTAACTTTCTTAGTTTGTGGGTCTCTGACATAAACGTAGTATTTCTTTGGACCACCAACTTTAGGTTTGTTTAATTCTACGTCTTTGTCTTCTTCTTCTGAAATCATAGGACAATCAAGTGCAACAAGTTCACCTTCATGAACATCATATTCACCTAAATCAGTTTCAATGATTTGTTTATCGACTTCGGTAAGTCTGTACTTACCTTCTTTGATTTGTCTTCTTGCTTCTTTAATAACTTCAAAGTACATCATCGATCCAAGTCTAAACGGATTGTCTGTTAAGTTAGTGTTAGACTCTTGTAAATCTTCTAATACTTGATCGATTGCTACTTCTTTTAGTGTCTTCATTATGATACTTTGGCCGCTAAATCTTTATCTGCACCACCCCAAGTTCCTTTTGACTTAGTTGCAAATGAATTTACTCTTGCCAATCCCCATTGTGTTGGATTAGTTCCTGGTCTGTGTCCTGTTCTCCAAGCGGCAACACCTCTGTCGAATACTTTCTTTAATATTCCATATGGCATACCAGACTTATCTGCTTTTTTAGTGAGTGCTGTTTTGACACCACCTTCACCCTCGTCTAAATCTACTTCTAGTTCTTCGTGTGCAGAAGACATTTTAGATCCAAGTTTACCTGCTAATGCTGATTGCATTTTCTGGAGTTGCTTCTCATCACCATCAAAAGTGATTACTTCACCACTCTTTACTTTACCTTGACGTTTGATAGAAATGCCTTTGAATTTTTTCATTGCGTTTTTGGCAAGTTTGACTTCTTTGTCACCTCTCACTGTCAATACAAGATCGAGTCTTTCGTTCAAGTCGCCAAATTCTTCAACTGCTTCTTTTAGATGTACTTCGAACTCTTCATTGTAAGGAAATCCTTTCAATGGATTTTGAAACACTTGACTAAAATGTTTCTTAGAGTTTGCTTGTTGCATCTTCTGTGCTTCTCTAATTGCTCTATCTACAATTTGACCTGGTGTGTCATCTTTGTATGAGTTTACAATCTCGTCTGTACCGATCTCATGAACTCCGTTATCGTTTTTGTTACCTGCCATTATTTTTCTCCTCTTGCTCTTTCGAAATCGCCAGGTTTTGGTGCTCCCTTTTCTCCTGGTTTTCTCATTGGGCGACCTTCTTTTCTTTTCTTGTGAATGTTTGCCCACAATGATTCTTTTTTAACTTCTTTCTCATCATCACCCATAACAAGTGTTGATAGTTGATTGATGACTGTTTGTAAGACTGTTGCATTCATTGTTGATAATACTTGCAACTGATCTCTTGTAAGACCTTTAATCTTACTTAACTGTTTCTTAACTTTAACGTTTTCAGTCACTTCTTCTGTTTGACCTGCACGTGTAGATAAATTCAATGAACTCTTAAGATATAGGTGATTCTTATGCTTGTGTGACTTAGACACCTTTACACCTCTGAAATATCTTCCGATGTTGTTCATTAATGCTATGCCATCTTCTTCAGACTTTTGAAATGTCTTACCAAGATTTGACTTTATCATATTAGTGAAAGCACTTATGATTTCACTGGTTGATGCTACGTATTTACCTTCTTCTAATTCTCTATGAATCATCAAGTCTTCCAGATCTGGAAGTGAATCTTCACCAAATTGTTTGTCAAACTTTTTGGTGTGCTTTGAAGGTTTTGTTTTTGCAGTAGCATCTCCAGGGGCAGGTTTATATGCCGCTGGGTTATCGTCATCTATCTTAGAATGCTTTTTAAAATGAGCATCTCTCTTGTCTTTAGTTGACTTTGATAGACCCTTATAGTACACATCAGGTTGTGTCCCTGCTTTGTCCTTAACGTCTGGGTCTTGTTTTACCCTACGTCTCTTTTCTAATAATGTATCTATAATTGCCATCTTCTATTTATGTTCCTGAGACTTAAACATTAACTCTTGCTCTCTCCATGCTGTTGCAAGTTTATTACCAGGGAATTTACTTGTCCACTGCATCATTTTACTAAAGAGTTTTGTTGCTTTTCCTTCTAATGCTTTCAGATCATCATCGTTCCTGATCTCAACAAAGTCTCTCTTGAATATCTTTTTTAATTGGTTAGCATTTTTCTGGGCATTATCCCAATCACCCTGTACTATATGATCTGGTAGTTTTCTCTGTCTCTTATTGTTTCTTGCTAATGCATTCTCTAATGATGCATTTACAAATATCATTTTTGATTCATACCCCAACTTGTCTAACATCTTCTTATAGTTTTCTACTTTCTTTATGTTAGCAGAGGTTGTATCAAAAATCATACCAAGTCTACCTCTAATATATGAGTCCATATTTTTAGTCGTAATACTTTTTGCTTTTGCACGAATAGGATCAACTTTACTGAAATCTGCACCCCTCAGATCAAGTGACATGCCTGCCTTCTTAAGTCCGTTTTCAAATGCTTTATCTGTGTTAACAAGTTTAAGTCCTAATGCTTTGAGTGATAACTTGTCTACAACTGTTGACTTACCAGAACCTGGACCACCAGAAAAGAATACTGCTTTGAATGTACCTGGGTCATATACACCTTCAGTAATTAAATCTTCAATCATGTATTCGGGCAATGCACCTTCATTGATACCCATGCCTTTACGAATATCTTTGTAAAGTTTTTCTGCGAAGTTTTTTCCTGAACTTGGTACACCCTTTTTAAATTCATCGAAGTTTCCATCTTCTGCAAACTGTCTCATCTTAGATGCTGACATTCCTGAAACGTCATCGGCATCAGGGTCACGTTCACCTGCTGATACAATTTGTATATCATCGAACTTATAAAAACCATGTCTTGCTTTGACTGAATTGTATTTCTTAATGAGATTGTCAAATTCTCTAATTCTATCTGATCCAACAACCATAGTCACTGAAGTGTAACCCTGCTTGTATAGTTCGTTACATATATCAAATACTGTTCTTGCGTTTGTATTTGGTACTGCAACTTGCTTACCAAAGAATTTCTTCAGATAGTTATGCTTTTGTTTGAATGTTAATGGGTTCTTCTTCTTATCGTTAGAGTGTGATGTAAAAAGAATCGGTACACCTCCAACTGACTTAGATACTTTCTGTAGTCTATCTACGAGTTTTGCGTGACCAGTTGTTGGTGGATTAAATCTACCAAATGTGAATACTGCTGGTTTCTTTTTTGCTTCTCTTAAAAATGTTTCGAAAGACTTCACTTCTTCATCTCCAATCCAGACTTGACTGGTTTCTTTCTTTTCTTTGTTAATTCTTTTTGTCTAACTTTAGGCAATAGTTTCTTTGCAATCTTGGCGATCACTGCTTGTTTCTTCGCAAGTCTTTTTTCTATATCTTTTTTAAGACCTATTCCTAAATCTGCTTTATCTTTATTCTTGATAATCTTTTTGATCAGAATATTACGTGCTTGTTTTCTTGCACGTTTCATAAGTTTTGTTGGGTCAATGATGACTCTTTTTGCGGCCTTCTTTCTTGCTCTTAAGATTTTATTCTTGTTCTTCCTAAAGGAAGCACGTTTCTTCATACGAGTCTGTAGTGAATCTACCTCGTGTAAATCTGTTTCGCAAAATTCTTTAAAACTTTTCATTACTTATTCCAATTTTTTGCTACTGTAAAGTTATTTAGTGAGAATTCCATACGATCTACAAGTTTTACTGCTTTACCTTGCTGATCAATTGCTACGTATCCCTCTGGGTTTACAACTTTATACCCTCTATCTGTTTGTGCAAATGTGCCAATAGACTTAACTCTATTTAATGCATCTACAATAATCTTTTTAGAATCGATTAGACCTCTTTGAAAATCTGTAAGTGCTGTAATACATTTCTTCAGTCTTCGTAACTCTGATAGAGATTGCTGTTTAATTTCTTCTTTGATCTGTTTTGTTTTTTCCATCTTAACTTTTGCAATTACCTTTTCATCAAAATACTTTTCGACATACTTTAGATAATCTGGATATGATGGATCAAATTTGCCTGCTCTGATCTTAGAATTGACATATGTTTTATAGTTGGCACCCACTGCCGATTTACTAGCAAACATATCCATAATCTTCTGAAAACTTTGCAGGTCTTTCTTTGTGATATTTCTGAAGGTCTTTCCAACGTTTGTCAAGTGTCTTGACAATGCTACAGATTCTTTAGCAGTCATAGACCCGTTACCACTCACGTCTCTGTAAGTAGCATCATCTATCCACACATCTTTATTGTGACCTAGTGATGAGATATCTGCACCAAATTTTGCAGACAAATCGCCAAGTGTAGAACCTGTATATGTTGTATGAAATACTATACCATATTTTGCTTGATCGATTGCATTACCAAGTGGTGAACCTTGTAATGCGGCGTATAGTATTGTATTAGGTTGAAAAGTGATATAGTCTAACTCACCAATCTTTTTGTTTTTCTTATCTGACTGAGTGAACATTAGGTCACCTTGAAGTATTTTATCACCCCAAGACAATTTAGATAGATATCTAAACGACTGTAAAAACTTATCCTCAAGATCACCAGAGAGTTCTGGTGCATCTTTGATCTGCTGTTCAGATGTATAGTGTAATTGTTTCTTAGTGAAGAGAGACTTCTTAGCAACAAAGAAATTGCCAGTCTCGGGATGTTTCCCTGCCCATATAGCAGGAGCACCGTCCCACTTTACAGTCATGTTTACTCTTTTCTTAGAGTGTCCCTTGAGCATGTTTCGAAGTTCTAACAGGAAATAGATTGATGCACGACCACCATCAATTCCGTTATTGATAATCTCGTCTTCTAAATGCTCTAAGTGTAAGTTTTGAACTGCCATAGTAGTATTTTAACATATTCCTGTTACTAATACTACTATTTATGCTATTTTATTTCTGATTATTCTGAAGGTGGTGGTTCTGAAGGTGGTATTTCAGTATCGTCTACTCTTCCAGCATCAATGTTTGCTTGAACTTCTGCAATGTTAGTATTGAATCCTGCAAGTCTTTCTTTGTGACCAGCAAGACCTTCAGTATCTACACCATTTACATCGAAGTCATTCCATAAACTCCATATTGCATTCTCATCATCTGTACCATTAGTGCCATCTAAACTAGAATTTGCTGATTTCCAATCTGCCCAAAATGCTGTAGCACCACCTGTACCTGTAAATGTATGTGAAGTATCGTTTACATATACTGTGAATGTATTAGAATTAGTACCCTCAACCCAGTCAATTTTCTTTTGTAGAAAATCTCTGTGTGCCTCTAAATCTGCTTTTATATCTGTGAATAATGCCATTAGTCCTCCGACTTTTTATACAATACTATTTAGTTTTTTGAAAGTGGGGACGAAGACAATTTCTCTGAAATTTGAGAAATTTTTTGATCAAGAATTTCTGCTTGACGAACTCTCTTCTCTTCTTTTGCTAACTTCAAATCTTTTTTAAGTTGCACTTTCTGAGTAATTAGTTGTATAACTTCTGTTGGTTTTAAATTCTTCATTACATATTATTTGAACAAACTTGGTATGCCTCATTGCCTGTCCAAACCTCTCCTGTAGATACATTCTGACATGTTTGTTCTTGACCAGAATTATTCTGTTCATGATATCTCCATGGGTCATTTGATAACCAGTGTGCATCACCATCAAATAACATGTATCTATTGTTTGTAATATTATTTATGTCAACATCTAGGTCTTGCATTTCTAGATATAAACTTTCTATTGTGTATTCATTTAGACTACCTGCTAGTTCATTTATATCGTAATCTAAGTATGAGTTAAATGTGTTAATTATACTGAGTGTATAACCTTGTAATAACCCTACGTGAAAACGTCTTTCGTTTGGCGTTTGTACGTATCGTGTAATGTTCTGGGTTGTAAAGTTTGTAAAATCAATCGAGTTCTCTCCGTCTACCATGTCAAAGATTACTCTTATATCATCGAAGATTGCATCTTTACTCTCAATCTTGCCTGAGATATGTAGATTTCCATACTGATTGAGATTCTCTAGAGTGATTGCATACTCTTCACCATCATCGTTGATTAATGTTCCATTAGCAGTTGCTATCAGATTAAGATAGTTTCTCTCTGTGTAGTAAATCCATGTATCGTCTTCTGAGAAGTCTGTAGAGTTGTTGATATCAAATGTAATAGTATCAAACTCTTCATCGTTCATGATTGCAGTCCATAACTCATAGTCTATTGGTGCATGAAAGTCTGTATCATAGTTGACACTGAGCAACTCGCCGACTTTGTAGATTGTAGTCATGAAGTCTACAATTCTCTCACCCTGTCTCTGTAATGTAGCATCGCCACTTGCGATATAATCATCATAGAATGTATAGATGTTTCTATTCCATTGATTCGATAGTTGATCGATGACTTCTTGTATTTCTGTAATGACGTTTTGAGCAACAATATTTGCTTCTGTACCACATGAATCACTAACTGATATGCTAGTACCTAAAGTATGTTCTGTAACAAAAGATGCGAACAAACTAGTAAATGGTGTAACGTTTGCTTGTTCTACTTCTGAGTTATATTCATATGGATAATATGACATAGTGTATGCATTCTCTACATACCCTCTATCTGTATCATAAGCACCTACGGGAACCTCTGCGATCCTAGGTCTATTGTAAAAGCAACTTGACGTAAAGTTATCTACTTCAGAAAACTGATCAGATTCCCAATAGTAAATTTCGTTTACAGTATCTTCGTAAGCATAGGGTTCACCAGGATCCCTAGTTTGATTCCAATTCATATCAACATAGACGTTAGCACCACTAACATAACCATCGATTACTTTAGTTGTACCAATATTAGTTGACGTTTGTACGGGTGGTGGTGGTGTTGTTTGAATCTCTAGTGCAATAGGAGTTACTGAACTCCCACCACCACATGCTGTAAGTAGCATGACACTAGATATCAATATAGCATTTCTCATATGAACATTATACAATAAAAAAGTATATGTTGTCTAGAGGGTTTTTAGAATAGGAACTTGAATGAAGGGGTTAGATAATTCTTCTATTTTATCGTTTACATCAAATGCAATTGTGATTCTTTTCTCTGTAAACGTCGTGTTAGATACGACTCTATGTTTAAGATTGCCTGGACCTATATACATGCTACCGACTTCATTCTGTATTTTTCCATCTTCGAATTCAGTTACAGTATCGTGTGGTCTTATACTGAGATACCCATGAAATACAGACTGGTGATCATGCCAGTCTAATAGTTCATCTTCTGAGTGATAATTAATCCATGCTTTTAAAAAGATTGTTTCTGAATCGCCTTCATAGTACTCACATATGATTTGTAAGAGTTCATCGAATACTAAGTTATAATGTGGTAGACCTCTTAGAAGTGTAATTGCATTATACTTCATATAATGTGCTGTAGAACCCTTAAAGTCATTGTCTGAATCTTTAAAATAGGGTGCATAGATTTTCATCAAGTTATCAACATGTCTACCCAAGATATCATGATGTTCTTCAACACTTCTTAATTTGTAAAGTCTGGCGGAGAGGGAGGGATTCGAACCCTCGATACGATTTCTCGTATGCTGGTTTTCAAGACCAGTGCGTTCAACCACTCTGCCACCTCTCCTGTTCTATCTTTTTCAAAACTTTATTATATCCTGCAAGTTCACCATATAACTGTCCTCTAATATGATCTGGTATATCTTTGACTGTTGTATGGCCTTGTAATTTCCTTAAAATAACTTTTTTCTGTACGTGAATGTATTCAATCAGTTGTGTCATATCAGGTTTCATATTTTTTGCCTTAAATTGGCGTCCCTGCTAGGACTCGAACCTAGAATAGAAGTTTAGAAGACTACTGTGATATCCTGTTTCACCACAGGGACGTTAAATTGTTAAACTTTAAAGTCTGAGAATTTTGATCTTCCTCTATCAGCAACAGGTATTGAATCATCATATTGATTCTCACTGTCAATCAGTTCTTCTTGTGCTTCTTGTTCTACATCGTAGAACTTCATTCGTGATCGATCAACACCAATGACAAATCTTTTAAAGATTGTTGGATCGTTGTATCGATTCTTTAATTGTTTTACCACCATCTGATCTAACTCTTCTAGTTCATCACTTGTAATCAATGCGAACATAAGATCAGCAGTTGCTGGTAAACCAAAACTTTCTGAAGTGTCTTCTAGTCCGATATCAGATGAACCATAACCACTTCTTGTAGTCTGAGTTGCACTTACGATTGGTACATCGAACTCAACTGCAAGACCACGTAATTCTTCAGCAATACTCTTCACTAGAGTGTAAGAGTTTGCACCAGCACCTGGTCTGATTCGGTGTGATGCACAAATGTTTAGATAATCTATGAAGATGATATCAGGTCTAAAATCTTTTTTGATATCAAGTTCTTGTAATAGATGTCTGAAATGCCCTACGTGTGCTGAAGCAGTAGGGTATTCTTTAACAATCAGTTTACCTGTTGTTTTGTTCTTGAGACGTTGTATCTTTGTTTCAAATTGTTTCTTAGATAGATCTGGAATTTCTTTGATTGGTATGTTCATTGTGTTTGCATCGATACGTTCTGCAATCTTTTCTTCTGACATTTCCATAGTCAAATACAAAACGTTCTTACCCATCATCAAACAAGATGATGCTTGGTGACACATGAACATAGATTTACCAACACCTGTACCTGCAAGACATATGTTCAAAGTCTTGTTTGGTAAACCACCTTTAGTAATCTTGTTGAAATATTCTAGGTCAAAAGGTATCTTCTCTTCTTCTTTGTTATAGAATTCAAAACGTTCTTCGTAATCTTCTATAACATCATGACCAATATGGGAATCAAAAGATACTGAAAGGGCATCTTTAAGAAGGTCTGGTATTTCACCTGTTGATCTCTGAGACTTTTTATCGAGAACTTCGATGGAGTCCATGACTGCAATATAGATTGCTCTATCTTTGCACCACTGTTCAGTCTCATCAACTATCCACTCAAATGCGGACTCTTCTGTATTTTTCTTTAAGTTATCTAACAGTAGTTTTGATTCTTGTACAACTTTCTCATTGACTGAGGTTAAGTTGTCAAGATTAATGAGAAGTGCTTCTGCTGTTGGATTTTTTGTATACTTATCGAAATATTCTGATGCTAGTTTAAAAACTAACTGTTCAGAAGAGTCGGTGAAATACTCTGACCTAAGAAATGGAATGACCTTTCTTGTGAAAGATTCATTCTGAATCAGATTCTTCAGTATCGTTTGTTCTATTCTTGTTTCCATATTTAAAATATTCTTGTACTACCTTTTCTAATTGTTCCATCACATCTTCTGTGAAATACTTTTCTGGGTTGTTGTTGATAGTTTTCCCAAATTCTGTTTTACCATTTGGTAATTCTACTCTTGTTGATGCTTTCTTAAACACACCAGATGCTAGTGCTAGATCGAGCAACCCGTAGTATCTATCAAGACCTTTATCATATGATAGTCTGACATCTACGATTCTGTTTTCAACTGTCAATCTAGATTTTGCATTCTTACAGTGTATAATATTTCCTACAACTTCACTACCCTCTTTTTCTTTTTTCTTTGAAAGATATACGATTGAAGATGCGGCGTACTTAAGACCAGACCCTCCACCCATTTCTTTCTGTGGGAACATTGAACCAATTACATCGTAAGTATGATTTGTTACAATCATTGGAACACCTGCTCTACCGAGTTTAAGTGTAAGAACTCTGAAAGCACCTTTAACAATTTGGGCACGAGTCATATCTCTTGTCTCTTTACCATCTGCTGTGTCTTCGATCTCTTTAGTAGTCGATAACATACCAAGAGAGTCTAAACAAAACATCATTGGTGGACGTTTCGACTCGTCTGTTTCAAGATACTTATCAAGTATGGATATTGCCTGTGTTCTGAACTCTTGAACTGTTACTACAGGCACGATAACAATTCTGTTTGAATCGATTCCTCGTTCTTCAATCATTTCTTTTGTGATTGCAGATTCAGATTCGAAATAAATTACTGCTGACTCAGGATTATCTTCTAGAAACTGACGAACCATTCCTAATGCAAAGAATGTTTTACCTGTTGCTGATTCACCTGCGATTGCAGTAATTTTGTTTTTTGGAAGTCCACCGTATAGTGAACCTGATAATAAAGCATTGAAGATGTAACTACCCGAGTCAACGAATGAGTCAACATCACCTGCTTGAACACCATCGGCAACAATGTTTGCAAACTCATTGCCTGATGCTTTAACTAAGTCTTTAATAAATGACATATTCACCTCTCATAATGTATATTCAGTATACTATGTAGTGAGTTATTTGTCTAGTGTTTTTTCTGGAATATCTTCGAATTCTTTATCGCACAAACGTGTACGATATCTTGTATGTTCTTTCATCATTTCTGATAAAATTTTTAATTGGGTTTCTATATGAACTATGAAACCGAAAATAACACTAATCATTAAGATGTAAAAGATATCCATGGCAGAGATTATCATAACTCTACCGTACCTCTCTCGATTAGTATCTCTCTATTCTTTAAATGATTGTTTGCTATGTCTTCTTTAGATTGTCCATCATATGGAACTGCATGATTGTCTTCGATCATTTTTTGATTAGCACAAAACTTTGTTTCGTATGCTGGGTGTCCAACATTGTCCCAACAATATAAATCTCCTAGAATTCTACCGAACTTACCTTTATCATGTGATACAAGTGTAACCATTTCTGCATTGCTTAACATTTCTTTCAAATGTTTTTTTGATGCTTTACCAAATTTCTTTTCTACTAAGTCTCTAGTTCTGGACTCTGGTGTATCGATACCTTTCATTCTTACTCTTTGTTTTTTGTAAGACATACCGAAACCAAGATCGATGTCCACGTCTACTGTGTCACCATCTACGATTTTTACTATTGAAACATTATATTCATACATTACTTTTTTCTCCAAACAATCTTTGTTCTAGTTTTTCTAATCTGTCGATGATCTCCTTGAAACCATCAAACTCACAAAGACCTATTGGTGGGTGAGAATCTTTTTCAAGTTTCTCAATACGTTCTTTAATTTTATTAAGTTCTTCATGCACGTATTATTTATATATTTATTAACCGAAGAAACTGTCTAATGATGCAACTGGTTCAACATTCCAATTAATTAGATTCACTACAGTCTTAAGTGGTTCAACAAATGATTTGTCGAACTGCATATCATAATCTACAAAACGATGTAGATCAAATTCTCTTGGCAGTGAGTTGACAAAACTAATTACATTCTCATTGATTGGATTTGGTGTAGTCAAATATGTAAACAGAATCTTCTCACCGTTTTTAATCATTTCATATCTCATGTCGAGGTTCTTGGATTCTAACAAATGATTATACAGTAATGAACCTCGAACATGAATTGGTGTACCCTTTGCATAGATTGTAGTACTATCTCTGTATTGACCTAGACCTCTACACCCTCTAGGGAATGCTACAGTTTCAGGTGGCAACTCTCTGAATTCTTTTCTTGCTTTCTCTACAAACTCCCACAAGTCTTGCTCTGTCTGTGTCATAATAACATTGAATGCTTCTGTGAGTTTGTTACGTACCCATTGGGGTGTTGATGACTTAGCAGTTTCGATACCCATCATCTTGAGTTTTGGTTTTGCTAGTCTGACACCTTCGTTATCGAACACATTTAGAATGTATCTTTTCTTTGCAGTCCAGATACCACGATCTGCAATCACTTCTCTACCCATTTCCATTTTGTTTTGAAATGCATTCGTGTACTCTGCTAACTCTTTGAAACCTTCTGCAAGTGCAATCTCTACCTGCTTCTCTGCTTTAGATAGAAAGTCTACAATCTTATTCTTGTCTTGTTCATCAGGCATAACTGCTTGTACAAGTTTATCCATTGTGATGTAAACTGAATCAGTGTCCATTGCAATGACATAATCTTCGTTATCAGTTTTAAGAATCTTGTTGAGATAGTCGTTAACTGTTCTCTCTGCCCACTTGATGACCAACTGACCAGACATAGTAATTGCTTCTGCAAGATCGATAGAGAAGAATGCAAAGTACTGGTTTGCCATTGCACCATAGGCAGAGTTCAATGCAATCTTACGAACTTGTTGATTGTTGTATGCACGTTTGATAAGTGTATCAAGTTCTCTCTTACGTTTTGAATCAGTACAAGTTTCTTTTTCTTTTTGAAACTCGATCATCTTCTTTTTCCATTCTTTACGTTCTTCATAGAATGTTTCCATAAGTTCTGGGAACATACCTTGCTTATCACGTGAGAACAGAACACCATTAGGTGCTATTGATGTATTTGTTTGTTTACAATATGAAGTGTCTGTTTGTTTATCAAGAAGTTTCTGAATGTTTGTTGTTTCTCTATGACCAGGTACAATCTTCTCTGGTGAGATATTGTATTGCATAATAAGATGTGGATATAGTGAGTTTAAGTCAAAAGACATAACCCAATTGTGACCACCAACTTGTGGTTCTTTTACATATGCACCAATGATAGGTTTAGTTTTATCATTACCTGTTTTCAATCTCTGTGGTGGGGTTTGTATACCCTGGTCTTTCAAGAAATTGTAGATGATAGTTTCCCAATACTTCACCATGCCGAATGTATCTTTGTAGTTACACTTGGCAGTATATGCCTGTGACATAATCAATTCTAAGAAACCAAGTTTGTCATCTAATTCTTCTACAAGAACTACATCACGTACATTATACTCTAAGAACTTTGCATAGTCATTCTTATATAATGTGTGAAGTGATCCATATTCTGAGTAATCTATCTTACCTTTACCAAGTTCTACTTGTGCGATATGATCGAGTTTGTACGACTCTTGATTTGAGAATGTTCTTTTACGATAGAGTTCAAGATAGTCAATGACATTGACACCAAGCAGATCATACACCTGCTGTTTCTGATAACCAAATGCAGTAAACTCTCTATTGCTTGATTGATTCCAAGGTGAAAGTTTTCTGTGTTCATTCTCACCAAAAAGTCTATCGATTCTGTTACAAAGATATGTAATATCGAATGAGTCTACATTCCAACCTGTAATGACATCAAAGTTTTGACTACGCCAGTACTTAATGAACTGAGTAAGTAAGTCTGCTTCGTTCTTACAGTCAATATAGATTACTTTTGGATTGTCATGATTCCATGGACCAATACCAAAGACGACTGTTTCTTTTCTGAATGGTTTGATTGAGATAGCATTGACTCTCTCACCTGCCAACATTGGATCTGGGAATCCATTTTCACATTCACATTCTATATCGAGTGTTGCAATTTTAATCTTGTTGAAGTCCCAGTCGATGTCGCCTTGGAATCGATCTGAGATATAGGTGTATACGTATCTATCATAACCATGTATCTCAAACCCCTCAACACCATCATATTGTTCTCTGAACTTTCTAGCACCACCCATAGAGTTGAGTTCAACAACTTCTAAGTATCTGCCATCTAGTGAACGATAAGGTGTTTGACCTTTTTTTGAGGGAATGAAATGCTTAGGTCGATAGTTGACCGTAAGTTTTTGCTTCTTGTTTCCTTGATAACCCGTGACCAGAATCTTGTCACGTGTACGACACACATTTGTATAAAAATCCATACTGTAATTATAACAGAAAGATTAGTCTTTTAATAGTGTTTTTTCGGTGTAATCTGAGAAATGTTTCTGCACCATGTCTTTGATATCTTCATAGTGTGCAATTTGCTCTAATTCTTTTTCGATTGTTTCAATGTGATCACCATGTTCGGCAACACCGACTGCGTTCTTACATTGAACAAGCACATTAGTTTTATGTTTTGCTATATGTCCATCAGCATGTGCTACAACTGATTTCAAGATTTCATTTGTCATATCTTTCATAATTATATACTCGGTACTTCTTTTACGTTAATTGGTGCAGGTTTATAATGATATGTTCTTCCCATTCTACCCAATAAACTTACTAAATCTGCCCTCTCATTTACGAGTTCAGATTCATAATGGTCATCAATCTCTTGTAAAAGTTGACAAATAGATTGATACGATTCTTCATCGTTCAACATTTGACCATTAATATAACTTTCAAGTAAACCTTTACATAAGAATGCACATTGATGATATGATAACGTTGGATCATTTTGCTGTCTATCAATTGTGTTGTATGTTATTTCTGACATTATTTACCTCTAATCTTATTACCTGTCGCCACTTTAAAGTTTGTTTCTAATTGTGGTTTAGGTTCAAAAACAGTCTGTATCTGACTACTATTGATAAAGTATTTATACTCTTTGGCATATGGTATCCAAGGAGCAAAATTAACTTCCATCTTTCCGCCTTCTGCTACAGTCAAAACAATTTGTGGGTCTGAAATTAACCAACCACTTCTTAAAAGATTTTGCTTTGCAAATCCCATAATGACTTCGCCTGTATTCAGACGAATGCATTTGACTTCAGACATTTAATACTAACTCTTGTAGTTCTTTTGAACGTCTACCGACTTGACCAAACCATCTAGAGTCTTCCATCTGACGTGCCATTTCTTCCCAGTCTGATACTGAACATGCATACAACATGTTTCTAAATTTGCCAAGTCTGTTTGCACCTAGATTGAAACACATATTCACTAGTACATGCTGAATGTCTTCTGGTAATGAATCAAAGTCTATATTGTTTGCTTCACAAACGTGTAGAGTTTCTTCTACGTGTTTGTCAAAGTCTACTTCATAAACTTCATCGACTCTCTCTTGAGATACTGGTGTCCCTTCTGGTTCACCGAATTCTGGGTCATCTTCTCTGACTAGGTGTCCTACACCAAAAGTTAAATATCCCAGTGAGTCTTTGTAAACTTCTAAGACTTCACCTTCGTGTCTTTTAATTTGCTCTTTCAATACTTCTTTATTCATAATAATTCCTATGATGATGCCGAACTAAAGTTTCCCTCTTCGTCTTCTACTGGAGCATCTACTTCTCCAACATATTCGAAACCATTTCCCGTCCATTCTAATCTTTTTCCATAGATAAGATGTTCTTCTGTTTGAAGATGAAAACCTTCTCCGTCTTTTGTAAATTTAATGTTTGCTGTTGCCATCGTTGGTCTCTTTCTCCTGATCTCTTTCGATTTGATGTTCAATCAACTCTACAAGAATATCTCCCATTAGTTGATTCAATTCACTATTATTTAGTAAACCTTCGATCTTTTCATCAGTTCCTTCGACACCTTCTGGCATTCTTCTGATAGTTCTTTTAAAGTTCATTTCTGGTTTGCCATCAACCAGTTGAACTTGACCATATTGATAGACAAGTCCTTTCCACTCGCCCTCTATTAATTCAATACCCGCATCTTTTTCAAACGGGTTCTCTACAACTCTGTAAACTTTGTTGAATAATTTTGTCATATAAAAAAAGGGGACTTACGTCCCCTGTGGGTTATCCCTGTTCGTAATAATTTATTACGTTCTCTAACACATTTTCAGGTGTTGAGATTTCATAAGGATCTGTATCAATATTATCATTGAATCCATCTTCTGCGAAGACTTGTTCAATAACATTATCGTTCACTACAATTGCATATCTCCACGATCTCATACCGAAACCTACGTTTGCTTTAGCAACTGTCATTCCTAATGCTTCAGTTAGTTCACCATTTCCATCTGGTAATGGCAACACGTTCTGAATGTCTTGTGCTTCAAACCATGCATTCATTACAAATGAATCGTTTACACTTAGACAATAGATTTCATCAATACCTTTTTCTTGAAACGATTCGAATTGCTCATCGAAACCTGGTAGTTGATATGTAGAACATGTCGGAGTGAATGCACCTGGTAGTGCAAAGATTATCACTTTCTTACCAGCAAATTGCTCTTCTGTGTTGAGCATGATGAAATCGCCATCTGCTCTTACAGGCATAACAATGTTTGGTATAGAATCTCCAACTTTTATCATAATGTTTCTCCTAATTAATCAAAAGATACTCCCATTATACTACTAACGGGAGTAATCTTCAATAGGGTTTTTTAAGAAATGCTGATAATCTGAGGTTTCTCTTCTTCTGGCACATCTTTAAACAAAGAGATAATAAGTACGCCATCTTTCATTTTAGCATCGCCCACTTTGACGTAATCGCCTAGTGTCCAACTCTTTAGAAAGTTGCGTTCTGATATACCTTTGTGAGAGAAGTCTACACCAGATCTAGTTTCTTTCTCGCCTGCAACGGTAAGAATAGAATCTTTAAATCTGATATCTATATCTTCTTTAGAAAACCCTGCAACTGCTAACTCAATTTCATACTCGTCGTCATTGAGTTTAATTATATTGTAAGGTGGGAAGTTATCGTGAATGTTTGATAATTTTTCCATGTCTTCGAAAATTTTATCAAACCCGATTGTGATAGGTCTGAATCGACCAAAGTCTATACTTGTCATAAGTTTCTCCTATATTAATAGCAAGTTTATATTATCGACCCCTTATGGGCATCGAGTAGTGTTTGAGAACCGGGCACTTTTGAAGATTGTTGCTACCAAGAAATTGGTTTGTTATCAACCCGTGCCCTTTTGAAGTTCTCGCACACTAGTATTTATATATTATATAGTGATTAACTATAAAATTTCAAGTGGTTTTTTGAAAAATTATGCAACTCTTTTGACATCAAATTCACAGGTTTTAAAACCTTCGTTGTGAAGTAACTTGAATGATTTGATGTTTTCTACACCTCTGTCGATATAGATTCTACCCCTTATACAGTCAGGCGTCATGATAGGACCAAAGTATTTTCTT